GGCACCGACACCGCCAAGGACTACGTCTTCAACCGCCTGCGCATGGTCAGCGGCCCCGGCGCCATGCACTGGCACCAGTCCATCGAGCTCGACTACCTCGAACAGCTGCTCGTCGAAAAGCCCCAGGTCCGCTGGCACAAGGGCCGCGCCATCCGCGAGTACATTAAGCCCAACGGCGCCCGCAACGAGGCACTCGACTGCACCGTCGGCAACACCGCCATCGCCCACTACCTGGGCCTGCACAAGTGGTCCGACGCCGACTGGCGCCGCCTGCGCGACAACCTCGTGCCGCGCCACGCCACGCCCGACATGTTTGCCCTGGCCGAAGCCGCCAACGCCCCCACCGCCCAGCCCGACCCGGCCCCGGCGCATCTGAAGCAACCCCAGGCACAGGACGCGGCCCACGCGCCCGAAGTGGCTGGGGCGACCCGGCCGACACCCGAGGTTGCCCCACATGCGCCGGCCACGGCCGCCGCGACCCAGGCGCCTGCAGACCAGCCGGCCGACGCCAACAAGATGATCCGCCCAGTACCGGCGCCCGTCGCGCCCATCCGCCCGGCCACGCCGCCGGCCGCGCCGCCCTACATGCCCCCACCACCACCCGCACCGGCTGCCCGCCGAGTGCTCTCACGAGGCTACGCACGATGACGCCCACAGCCACCACCACCGGCACACGCACCCGCGTCGACCCCAGCCGCGCCCCGCTCGAACGCTTCACCATTGGCAACGTGCTCGCCGCGGCACCAGCCCGCGCGCTCACCGATGCCGAAGCCACCGACCAAGCCGGCCAGGCCGACGCCACCCACCCCGTCATCGCCGCCGACCACGAGCTGTGCGAGCGCTGGGCCAACTGGTCTACCTCGCGCCGCCTCTACGGCCCGCCGCCACTCGCCCCCGGCGTGCTCGGCAAGCTCACCAGCAAGGCCGTGAGCAAGCGCACCGGCCCCGATGCCATCGCCAGCGCCCAGATGATGGCCCTACACCTGGCCATCACCGCCCAGCCGCCAGAAGCACTCGACCGCAAGGTCTTCGAGCTGCACTACCGCTGGCGCGTCAAGCACATCAAGCTGGCCGCCGAAGAACTTGGCATCACCCGCGCCCACTGGTATCGCCTGCTCGCCGACTTCCGCCAGCGCGTGTGCATCGGCTCACGCGAGATCCTGGCCGACAACCAGCGGCAGGCCGACGCGCTGCCGCATCGCTCACAGGTGGCGCCATGAGCATGACCCAACGCTACGCCGGATTCCTGCGGCGCACCGTCGCCGAATGGGACAAGCAGGCCAACTCCGTGCGTGCCGAGGCCACCCGCCAGGCCGCGCTGCACATGGAGCGCCGCGAGGTCGAGTTGTGCCACCAGCTGGTGACCGTGCGCGAAACGCTCGAACACGAGTGCATCGACGGAGATTCGCTGCTGCGCCTGCTGGACATGGACCCCGAGCAGTACCGCACCGAGACCGGCCGACTGAACCTGCTGAAGATTCGCGCGGATCTCGCTGATCGCAAGACGCATAACGCCCGAGCTAACCTGACCGACACAGCGCGATGACCACCGAAGCAACCCAGGACGCACCGACCGACGCCCAGCCAAGGCCCGCTGTGGCGGGTCAGGTTGAGCGAAGTGTTAGCCGGCAACTTGGTGCCCTGCCACGGCCTTACTACGAAGACGAGGCGGTGACCCTGTACCACGGCGACGCGCTGGCACTGCTGCCGCTACTGCCAAAGGCCGACGCGGTGGTGACGGACCCGCCATACGGCGAAACCTCGCTAGACTGGGACGTGTGGCCGGATGGCTGGCCCGACGCTGCAGCGCTGGTGGCGAACCAAGTGTGGTGCTTCGGCTCGACGCGCATGTTCTTGGACAAGGGCCACCAGTTCGGCCGGTGGAAGCTGGCGCAAGACGTGGTTTGGGAGAAGCACAACGGCAGCAACAACGCGAACGACAGGTTCCGCAGGCTGCACGAGCTGGCGCTGCACTTCTACCGAGGAGAGTGGGGCGACGTGTTCAAGGCGCCGCAGTTCACGAACGACGCCACCGCGCGCACGGTGCGCCGCAAGGCCAGGCCGCCGCACTGGGGCGACATTGGCCCGAGCAGCTACGCCAGCGAGGACGGCGGCCCGAAGCTGATGGGCAGCGTGATCTACGCCCGAAGCTGCCACGGCTACGCGGCGAACGAGACGCAGAAGCCCGAGGACATTGTTGCCCCGCTGCTGCAGTACAGCGTACCGCCCGGTGGGCTGGTGGTGGACTGCTTTGCGGGCAGCGGCACCACTGGCGCCGTAGCGCGCAAGACCGGGCGCCGGGCGATCTTGATTGAGAAGCGCGAGTCACAGTGCCAAGCCATCGCTGCGAGGCTGGCACAAGGTGACTTGTTGACGGCTAACGTTCGAGCTAACCTGACCAAAGGGGCAGCAGATGAAGCATGAAGAAGCCACGGTGCAGCCTGCCCCTTTGGGTCAGGTTGAGCGAGGGGTTAGGCGGCACGCGCGGCTGTGGCGCGACAGCGAAGGGCTGCTGGAAACCGTGGAGACGCTGGGCGACTTGACGAGCGTGATTCGCGGCCCAGGCTACGCGAGGCCCGGCTCGATTGCGTGCCAAGTGAAAGACACCGGAAACGGGTTCATCGTTCATTTCCCAGGCCACGGCAGTTGCGACATGGACCACTGCCTGAGTTTGGACTACGCGCAAGCACGCGAACTGGTGCTGGCTCTTACGCCGCACGCCAAAGAATTGGGCTTTGCTGCCTAACGCAAAAGCTCACCGGCTGCCGTAGGCAGTCCGGTGCAGCGACGGGTTAGCCGGCACCCGACCCATGCTGGCGAACAACTGAAAGCTGAACATGCGCGAACTGAACGACCACAAAGTGAACCCGGCAAACGACACGCTGGCAGTGCGTGTGCTTGATGAGCCTGGCAGCGGCGGGGCAAACCACGCCTACCTGATTTCCGGGTTTGACAACACGACGAACCCATCGGACCCGGACGACCAAGACCCCGACACGACGCTGATCCTGTTTCAGAACGGCCCGATCAACGAGGTGGGCGTGAACGGCGTGACGCATGAGGCCCTGTTGGCGATCCTGTGCGACCGGATGCGCGGCTTCCAGGCTGGCCCGTACCACAGCGCCGACAACGCCGAGGCGCTGGTCTGCATGGAGCAGGCGCAGACCGCTTTGCAGCGCCGCACCAAGGCACGCATGGCGCGCGGCGTCGAAGGCACCCACACCGTCTAAGACAGGCGCCGGCACATTGGTATTGGTGCCGGCTAACGCCCGAGTTCACGCGGCGCCGTAGGCGCTCGCGTGGAACGAAGTGTTAGGCCCCAGCATGCCGAAGCGATAAATTGTTTGCGCACTACAAAATAGTTGTTGACGGAAGGTTGATTTCGCACTACATTAACACCACTGCAAGACGCGCAGCAACTACCGGAGAGACAACATGCAAACCGCCACCTTCGCCCAAGACCTGCAAGAGATGATGAACGGCTGGAACACCATCGTGGCCGCCGCCCGCGCGCAGTTCCCGGGCGCCAGCGAAGAAGAGATTTACCAGATTGCCAAGGCGGCAATGGCGCACACGCTGGGCCTGAAGTGAGCGAGGCAAAGCGAGGCGGTCCCGGACGGGGCCAAGGCCGCAAGCCACTGAAAGAAGGCCAGGAAACGGTGACGCTTTCCATTCGGCTGACGATAGCGCAGCGGCAAAAGCTAGAGCGGCTTGGCGGGGCGGCGTGGCTGCGAGCGCGAATAGACAAAGCAAAGGAAGAGGATCGATGACTGAACAACTTACCGTTGCCCGTATCTTAGAGATTCGAGATGCGCTGCTGCCGGCGCAGGGCGAGCCGTTCGATTGCGTCGCCTTTGCGGTAGAGATCGTCAAGGCCGAACGAGCGCGCTCGACCTGCCCGCAGGCAGGATGGGAGGATGACCTTGACGCCACCTTGCGCGCCAGGAACGCCGAAATCGGGCGCCTGAGCGAACTGGCCGACAGCGAAGGCACCAGGGCCGTGGAGAACCTGCGCCGCGCCCGCAGGGCAGAGGGCGAACTTGAGCTGCTGCGCGCT